CTATCAGATAATTGAGTTAAGTCCATTATCCACCGCCTTTTTTGCGTCTTTCAATTTCAGCTTGAATAGCATCTTGACTTGGCAATCCACCGCTTGTAGGGGCAGTTGGCAACTTAGGTATTGGTGCAGTAATCTGGCTTGCAGCACGACCTGATGCAACTTCAGCAGATTTAAGCAAGTTGTTAAGACGCTCTTGCTTTGTTTTAACTGTTGTTGTGCTATCTCCCAATTGTGGGAAATATGATTTCTTGTAACCAGCCAACTGTTCACGGCTATAAGCAGCACCAGTTCCTAATGTCAATGCTGCATCAAGAATATCCTCTTGCGCTGCTTCAACAACTTGTCTTTGGTCTGTATTTAATTTGTTTGGCAGAAAGTCTGTACGTGATACAAAACGAGCAATTTCTGCTGGTGTACTTGGCATAGCTGCTTTAGGGTCTAAACCAATAGCTTCATTCATTTGTCCAACGCTGAAGTTCAAACGGCTTGCTAATGTTGCCGCCTTACGCTCACCCTCATTAGGCATATTGATTGTTGTGCTTGGACGCTTTTGCTCTTGTAAAAGCAAATATGCTCTTTGCTCTGCTGGAGTAAGTTTCTTAAAATCTTGAAACTCTTTAATTGAACCAGCAGGTGCTTCTGGTGCTGTGTAAAGAACACTCATATCGTCTTTATCAAGAACAACATTACCAACAGTTACAGTATCACGCTTCTTATTTCCAGCAACCAATCTCGGAGGCATACCAGCCGAGATTTCGTAAAGCGCACCATTTACTTCTTTGTATTCTGGTTGCATATCTTTAAGTGCTTTACGACCCTCAGCAGTAGCCATTAACTTTGGTGCTAATGCAGCCATACCAAGACCAGCAGCTTGTGGTTGATTTGGCCCTGCAATCTCTTGACCCATCATGTTTGTCAATGGTGTCTCAGCAAAAGTCTCAGGACGATATGCTTTTGTAATCTCGTTCTCAACAGCCTGTTGACGCATCAATGCTTGTTGCTCTAACTGACGCTTACGCAGCATTTCTTGCAATTGGGCGTTTTGTAACTGCTCTTGCAAAGCACCTTGCATACCGCCTTTGTAGGCTTGTTGACCACGTTGCAATCCTTCAACAATAGACTGCCCTGTATTCCCACCTTGGAATAAACGCCCTGCTAATGCGTAGAGGGCTTGTGCTTGTGCGTCTTCACGATTACGAGCAATGTCAGCTTGTGACATACCGAGCAGACCCATTGTGTCTGCACCGCTAGTCCCAAAAATATCTAATAGTCCAGCCATGTCAGTCCTTAGAAATCAAGCCAGCCAAGTGGATTTGAACTTGCAAAATTGGTTGCAGCATCATATGTAGCTGAAGGAGAATTAGCACCAAAACTAGATAACCAACTCATGTTTGGTGAACCTAGATTCTTGTAAATAGCAGCACCAGTAGCAGCAGTACCTAACAACTTCTGTAACGCAGAGGTATCAGCAGCACCAGACGCAGTAGTTTGACCAACTCGTCCTAATGGGCTTCCATAGACCAATGATAAGTAGTTCTGCAAGTTCTGTTGTGGCTGGTTTTGCAAGAAGTTGAAACGCTGTATATCAGCACCCAACTGTTGACCTTGGTAACCTTCACGCAACTGACCTGCTTGCAACAACTGCTGAATGTCTTGGTAATCAGTAGCAGCCAATTGAGGCGCAGCAGCAATAGCAGCCTGTTGCCTTTCTCGTTCTTGCTCGTAGTTTTTATAAGCCAGTTGACCTGCTGTGTTAGTCAATGCTTGTGCATACTGACCTGTAGCACGATTCTGCAAGTTACCCATAGCACCAGAGCCATAACGCCCTGCTAGGCTAGACTTAGAAGCAATATCGCCTAAAGTTGTGTCAAATTGTGTTCTGGCTGCTTGTGCTGCTGGTGCAAACGCACCTTGAAAGAAAGGGTTTCCACCTAGATAAGCACCACCCAAAGTTCCCTGTAACTGTTGTTGAGCAAGTCCAGTTAAAGGATTACCTGCTAAAGCACGAGTTTCTAAGGCTTGAACGCCAGCTTGTGTAGTCTGCGAGGGTGCTACAAAGGTTTCACCTGTGTAGTATTTAGGGCCACCGCCCTGATATAGACCTGCTGCTTGTTCTAAACCATATGTTAAATATGGTGCAATTATTGGGTCAATTGTAGATTTGGTTTCGGTTACCATCTTTTACTCCTAGAGTTTCGGATTCCAAGATGGGTCATCCACGGAATCCATTATACATAAATTATTAAAATCAACCAATAATTGCATACCGATATGTCTTATTAGCAGTCGAATTTGCAAAATGGGTAATCGTAGCCGTACCCTGTCCTTGGGAACTGGCGTAAATACCATTAAAAGTAGCACCACCGCCTACTAAATTCATAGTAGCTATGACTGATGGCACAGCAGGTCTTGTCGGGCTTGTGCTTGTCCCAAAATGCTCAATACTTACACCAGTATTTTCAGTTCTCCACACAATCTCAACATAATCATTAGCAGCCATGTCAATAAAGAAATTCAATGCAGCAATGATATGACTTGGGTCACCAGAACTTTTCCTCGGAGGAGGGTGAAATCTACTGTTTGAGTTTGCGATATTTGTTCCATTCTTACGAAACCAAACATCCACATCTTGACCATCGTTTGTGGTGTTCTTAAACTGAATGGAAAACTGTAAGTTGTAGAGTCCTGCGTTTTTTACATTTAACCTAGAACTATTTGATAACGTAATTCCATTAGAGAAGTCGGTTGTATCAAAGGTAATAGGATAAGCAACAGTCGTACTAGCAGCAGTCTGGTCTGTTCCGTCTTGAAAAGCCCCATAAGGTGCAGAATCAGCAAAAGCAGCAGCAGAGGCAGGGACAAAAATGATAACGCTATCTGGGCCTATCCTTCGGTCTGTCAAAGTGGTAGTTAAAGCACCACCAGTTGCCAGAGTCAAAGTCCCTGTGTTATTGGTCTTTCCGTCCATGATGCCACGGACAACTTCAGCCACAGCCCTCTGGTCACCACCAAAAGCAGGTAGGCTTCTGAACATCAGCGCACACCCTGACCAGTTACATCCACATCAATAGCCACCGCATTAGTCCAGTTGCCAGTAGGGATTAACTGAAGCCTGTGGTATCTACCAGAACTACGCAAAGAAACCCTGTTCTCTGAGTCAGCAGCTACTGGAGTCCCAAAGGTAACAGTTTCGCTTAACAGTTTCCTAGAAGCTACAGCAATAGTCGCTGAACCTCCATCTACCTGTGGTCTAGCCAAAGTCACAACAGACTGACCGCCTAAGTCAATATCTCCAGTTGCGATATTTCCTGTAAGGGGTTGACCTGTGTATGTGTAAACCTTTGCGCCCAAAGTCCCACCAAGGAAGTATCTACCGCCAACATAAAGACGAGAGTCAAGACTTGTAGTCAATGCGTCAATAGATGCGCTAATGCTATCTAAACCCTCAAGCGTTACAGCAGTTGAGGATGCCTCAGATAAGTAATCTGTTCCAGCATCTGCATAAGTCCACTTCTTTGTAGCAAAGTTGTAAATCAATAATTTACGATTGCCATCAATTGCTACATAGTTCCAAATCACAAGTTTGCGAACAGGGTCAACAGCAGCAGACATAGAGCCATAGTCAGATTCGGATGCGTCATCAATAAAGAATCGGTCAACCTTCTCACTTCCAATTGGCACTACTTGCTGACCATCACACATATAGAAGCCATCGTCTGACAAGAAGAATGTAACTCCTTGGTACTGAGCAATAGAGCCAGCAACCATACATCCCTTGTTACGAGAGATATTGTCAAACTGGAATATGAACGGAGTGCCTACATAGGTCATTCGGCTAATGGCTCTTTCTAAGAACACCAAGCCAAACTCACCACCACGGATTCCTACAATCTGTCCACCATCAGGAATATCTTGATAGTCAGACTGAGTGTTTACATTCTCTACCCAATCAGTCTCATCATTGATAGCTGACCAACGGACACGATACTGCTGTTGTGTCGTTTCTAACGTATTAGCGCAAACAACAAAGTCACGCACCACAGTAATAAATTTAGCTATTGGTGCAGATGCGCTTAAATTAGCAAAAGACGTAGATGTTCCTAGCGTCCATGCTTGTAATACGTCAGCATTGTTAGTCGTTATTACTCGTGTACCAAACTGAGTAAATCTAACCCTGTCGTTAATGCCAGTAGTCATTCCTGACTTTACTTGGGTCAATGCGCCTACACCACTTACTGTATAAATCCTAGATGCACCAGAAGTAAACAACTGAGTAGTAGAGTCTGGATTCTTGGCAGCATACAAAGAAACTAAGTCTTCGGCAGCAGAGCCAGAGAACGCTACTGGACTAGGAAAAGCCCCATAGCCAACAGCTTGAGAAACCACATTCTTAGCGTTAGTCAGTGCGCCAGTAATACCTGATTGGTCAGGCATCCACTCGCCTAGTTGTATTCTTTGTGTAGGCATATCAGATGTATGTTGTTTGCATTGCCAAAGGAACGCCAGAGTATTGACCCTTCTCATCAGAACGAGTCAACGAACCCATAGCCCTGTCAAACATAGTTCCCCATGTATTGATTCGAGCATCGTTCATTAAGTAAGGCTCTGCTTCAATCAAAGCAGCATACAAAAGCAAGTCAGGACAAACAGTCAAGAATGTATTGCTTGTGTTTGATGTACTCAAGAAAGGAGGCGCAGCAGAATAAACCAAACTCAATGTGTAAGCAAAGTCAGGAATAGGTGCTAACTTAAATGTGCTTGCCAAGACTGTGTAATCCAATGGCTTACCTGCGTCCATGCTTCGTGAGTTACGAGAGAACAAAGACGGAGATTCGTAATTCAATGGAAATACAGGATTACCTGCAACCACAAAATCTTTTACTTCCAAGAAGTCAGATGGGATATTAACTGTAGCAGTCCCAGATGTGCAGGTCAAAGATGTAGAAGTCAACATCTGACGAATACGCAAGTCTCTGCGTAAGCGTACTTCTGCCAAACGGATAAAGTCTGGAATCTGAGTCGTTAGGTCTGAACGAGCCAAGTATTCTGCAATAGTTGTCTGTAGTTCAGCATAGGTAGTAAAACTCATACAACTCCTGTTCTGGTGCGCCATGCACGATTCATTGGGTCATTTAACCAAGCAGCAAAACGCTTCTCATCAAGAACAGCAAAGCCACGCATGATTCCAGCTTTGTTTAAGTCATCAATGACTGTCATCGGAATAGACGCAACCTTATTACCAAACAATTGGTCAGACCATCTTGCTCTCTCGTCATACGAGTTATATTCTTTTTTATTCTGCTCAACAATGTCAGACACATCTTGACGAGTCTGAATAACGATACCGCCCTCACCATCAGCGTGAACAGCAGTTTGTCTAAAGTTGTTAGGGTTTTGCATAGCCTAATTCTATCAGTTTGAGTAGAAAAGAAAATGCCCCAGATGTTTAGTCTGAGGCATTTTAGAGTTACACCAGATTAAGGTGTCAAGTCAGCCAAAATGCCGTGAGCAGCTTGGTTTTTCACTTCCAAGGTGTACTCGCACAGCAACTGAGTGCTTTCGTTGTCGCCAGTTACAGCCAACTCGTTGGTCTGGAAAGGACGCAGATAAGCAATAGCAGCCATGTCAGGGTCAAGGATAAACGCTGTTTCGCCACATGAGTTAGTGGAAGTCATGAACCTGTTGGGAACAATTGAGATTGCACCGAAATCTGACAGGTAAACGTCCGCAGCCGAAATGATGGTTGTAGGCGTATTGCTTGGGGCCATGAAACGCTGTGCAGCAATACCAGTAAAGGCAGAAACCAACTGCTTGTGAGCAGGGTTCACCATCAATACTTTAGGATTGCCACCAGAAGCGTAAACTTCTTTAACAACAGTTTGCAAAATTGCCTCTGTGAAAGTGCGGTTTGTACCATCTGTACGAGCAGTAGTACCCAAATCACCAGCAACGCCAGAAGTACCACCATCATAGTTAGAATTCAACCATGCTTGCAGACCACCCAATTTACGAGCAGTAGAAGAATTGCCGTTAGCAGCAACTTGGTTGCTCAACAGGGTTGTCTCCATGTCACGCTTGATTTCGCTAGAAGCCTTAGCCAACTGATAAGCCTTTTCAGACTTACGACCAGCTTTGTCAACTGACTGCAAAGTGCCAGAAATCTTGATAGTTTTCTGTGCAATCTGAGTGCGGTTGCCTACACGAGTAGTAGGAGACATAGTAGCGTCAGATGCTGTTGCACCCTCAACTGTAAAGTTATCCAAAGATGCAGCAGCCAAGCTGTCTGTTTGCCACTCGTGCAGAACAGCAGTTGCCTTAGTCTTGCCAATGGAAGACATAAATGGAACATCTGTTGGTGAAATCGAGTAGATAACATCCGAAAGGTCTTCTCTCATACCGATTGCGGTATATGTTTGATAGGTAGCCATAATTTAATACTCCAAAATTTATAAAAATCGTTCAAATGCTCTGGCAGCGTCTGAGACTTTTCCTGTCTCACGCAACCTTTGCATTGCCTGTTTGTCTTGTGAAGACTTAGCTTGAGGAACTGAAGTACCAGAACGCATCATCTTAGGGGCAGACTGGAGTTTTTTATTCAACTCTGGTTTGCTCTTTTGAAGTTGCTCATACTTCATTGCCTTATACAAGGTCTGCACAGCACGACTGTCATACACGGAACTAAGTTCTTGGTCAGTCCAACCTACAGATTTCGCATAGTCACGGATTTGTTTCCGTACCGCATCACCCTGTGGTGTCGCTAACTCAGGAATCAGAGCAACTAGCTTTTCAGATTCTGTTCGTAAGTGCGCTTGCAGTTGTGACTGTTGCTCGGCTTGTTGCTGTTGGGCAATGCGTTGCTGTTCATTCCTCACTACTGCTAACTGCTTCTCACGCTGGCTCTGTTCAGCTACCGCTACCGCATAACCGATAGGGTCTGTATCCTTCAAAACTTCTAAGTCCACACCCCGATTTTGCTGCGTAAGGAAGCTATCCAACGCTTGCAACTTCTGGGCGTATGCCTGTCGCTCTTGTTTAACATACTCTAAATGACTACGTTCAGCTTCAATCGCCTTACGTTGTTCAGCTAGAGCCTGAGACTTTTTAGTGTAGTCCGTACCTTGTTGATAACCCTTGATAAGTTCGTCTAGTTCTACTTCGACTTCCTCACCAGATGCCTTGACTTTATATCTAGGCTTTGGCTGTTCCTCGGATTCCTCCTCAGAATA